CGCCCACACCAAACACAAACTCCACATCATCAAACACCTGTTCGGGAATGTTAGACGCTGTTCTGTCTCCGCCGTTGGCAAAGATGATTTCATCGTTGGGGTATTTTTCCTTGACTTTGCGTATGGCATCACAGGCTGTGCCATCACTGTCGTCAAATGCAATCACTTCCCCGACCATGTGCAAGTTGTCTAGTACAATCATGCGTTCACGCCAGGGCATGAACGGTCGACCTTTTTTGCGTGTGAGCCACTCATCTGAGTTTAGTCCTACGATCACGTGATCGCCCAGGTGATGGGCATGATTAAGGTAAGAGATATGCCCGGAATGCAGTGGATCGAATCCACCGGTTACTATGACGTTTTTCATGCAGGTATTTACACCTGGATGTCTTCCATGCCTGCAGTTCTTAGGCGCACCACATGTCCCATTTGCCACTGTTTGGTATCTAGTCCTTTGAGTATGCCCAACCAACGATTGCGCAGGTATGCCACTTCGTTGATCAGCGTTTCATAGTCAATAACTTCATCCTCGCCGTCCACGTACTTTTCAGCGTCTCTTGAGGTCAAGGCGCGAGCGTATCCTTCCAGGTACTTTTGAAAATGCTTCCTACGTATTTTACGCAATTGGATATTGAGATAGTTTAGCACCGCCTCAATTTCTTGCAGTTGATTGTATCTAAACTCAGTTATACCCGGTAAGGCTGTGATGTTCTTTTCCACTAATCCGTAGATTTTACAATCCTTCTTGGCATCTTCGAGTTCACGCTCGTAGTGATTTATAAAGTCTGGGATTGCGCCAAGACTGGCAACTACGCGGCTATACCACATGATTTAACCATTCTAACATAGTGTTGGGGAAAATGTCGAGATCAAGATTTCTGCGAAGAGCAAATTCTTTGACATACTTAGAACAGTTCCGGTGCTGTTCTTGAGTGGGTTTTACTGACATGTTTTGAATAATGGTATCTCGTATTGGAATAGAACTTTGTTCAAGAATGCATATTAATTTTTCTTTGCTATCATCATCAAGGACATTGACTGCCAAAAAGTCCGGATCGTTGCAGAGTTGATACGTAACTGGAACATTCTTAAACGTTTCGGCAAACTCTGCTAGTCCAAACACAGTCAAGTTACTTACTACTGAGTTGAATTTGACAGAAAACCCCGAATCAGTTAATAACTTTAAGTTGTCTAAAAATACGTTGTAATTATTTCCGTAGCGATTGAACTCGTATGACTTACCACAATTTTCGGCACTGACTACAACTTGCAAATTATTTTTTGATTTGATATAGGCAAGTTGTTTTTGTAAACGTTTGGTATTAACTCCAAGTCCGGTATAAAAACTAACAAGACTTGAACGGTCTATGCAGTTTAACAAGTCTGGAAATTCATTATATAAAAATGGTTCGCCACCGGTTATATGTACTTCTTGTGCTTGACCTAGTTTAGATATTTCTTGTATCAGTGTCTTGGTACCGCTGGAGTTAAAATATTCACTGTGACTAGTCTTGGCCAAAACATGATCTATGGCCACCAGTTGATAACGATCCTGATTGTCAAAATAAGCGCCATTATCTTTGATATCTCTGTACCAAGATGAACTGTATTGTTTACAACAATAAGAACAAGTCATGTTACAAGTTGATCCCAAAATTATGTTTAAATGTGTCGGGGCTTTTTCATTAATGTTGTTATGTGTCGGAACATGACTTTTCATTACAGTACGTCTACTAGCAAGACCTTTGCTTTCGGGTTTCCAACATGTCTCGTGGCAACTAGACACAGGCCTATTATTGAGCATATCGATTCGATCTTGGTGCAGACCCGGAGTGTTAAACAACTCGCCGGGGTTTTTTTGTAACCAATTGATATCAAGTTTTTCAGGTGTAGCAGAACAACAAGAGTAAGACAATCGTTTTTCTAAATCTACAGATAGCCAAGTAAATTTTTGACTGCAATAAAAATCAACTGGTTTTTCAATCATTAGTTTTCCCAGTCTTCGTCTTCTTCCTCTTCTTCAAACTCATCTTCTTCGTCTTCCGCTGTATAGTCCTTGTCGTTATCAAGGTATGCTGTCAGCGCACGTTTGATCTCTGAGTCGCCTTTGAACGCCGTACGAATATCCTCCACGTCCGAATCATTGTCCATCAAGATCTGTACCACAGTCTCAGCGGCTTCAGCACGATCCACTGTGTTTACAAACCGCTTGAGTTCTCCCCAAATTTCACTGGCTATTGCTTCACTCATCTGCTGTTTCCTCCTGAGTACTTACCTCGGCTTTTTGATTTCCAAAGTCTGCCATGACCTTGTCTAAACATCCGTCATCGTTCTTTTCCCATGCCTTACGGAACTTCTTGATTATTTCACCTTCGCTTGTGGTAAACACCAGACTGTTACCTTCACGCTTGAGCATTTCTTTCTTTTCAATCAAGTCCACAAGACCCGAATATGGACTCATACCTGTTGTGTATGGGATCTTGACCTGCACACCTTCGAAGGGTTTGGCATAGCGTGTTTTCATAACTTTACAACCAGCGCGGATACCGTTTACTTCAGATACTTTGTTGCCATCTTCATCCTCTTTGAGTTTCATCTTCTTCATGGCAACCACAATACTGGATGCATAGATAAAGCCTTGGCCTCCGGAGATCTTGTCATCTGGGTCAAACATGTCCTGACTTGCATATGTGTGGTTGGTACAAACCAAGCCCACATTGTAACTACCAAACATGTTCACACAGTTGCGAACAAGTGCTGTAAGTGCTTTGGGTTTACGACCCAGGTCACCTTTCATTTCACCTGCATCAAACTGGTTAACGTCTGTGGGCGTCAACAACATACCAAGTGAGTCAATAACAAACATAACCTTGGGTCGCTCACCTTCGGCTAGTGCTTTGTAATCGCTCATGAATGTGGAGATTGTTTTGGCCACATCATCAATCATGGCCATACTCAATTTAAGCAGTTTGCTTTCCGAGGTATCAACGCCAAGTGCTTTGAGCCAATCTTCATCAAGAGCGTTTTCACTGTCAATCAACACAACAAAAATGCCTTGCTCCTGTGCGTTCTTCACAATGTTGCCGGAACAGATGTAACTTTTGCCTGCACCGGAGTCGCCAGCAAACACAGTGACCTTGCCCAGCGGAATACCACGGTTGAAGTCTCCTGAGATCAGATAGTTCAAGGCGTAATTGCCTGTTGATATCCAATCTGTAGGATCGTTGAAGCCAATTGACAGTCCGTCAATTGATTTGGTGATTTCCTTACGGAACTTGCTTACATCAAATGGTTTTCCCATGGTTTATGTCCTTATATAAATCTTTAAAAATTGCCTTGCTATCTATGCCTCTACGCTGATCCAGTTCTGATAATCGATCAATTGATTGCATGATGTTTTTCTCAAACGGTGTATCAATGTGGTGTAGCATATTTTGATAACTATCTTCAAGTAGGTAACCGGGCTTTTGGTTGATCCTATCCTGTAATTTACTCTTTACTGAGTTTAACACATTTTGTGGTAAATGCCTAATGTTTAGGTATTCAGGAGTTAACAATGCTCCAATTATAAAACTGTTGTTGTGAAATCCTTGGCCTTGTAAAAAATCCACGCAGTCAAATATGGAGTTGTAGTTCAACAAAAAATGCAACATGTTAAATGATATCTTGTGTTTCAACTGTTTGATTGTTGTTAGATTGTTCAAAAAGTCCGGCCAACTTCCACCATGTCGAATGTATTCGAATTCTTCGGCCTGAGTTTCTACACTCACAGTCCAATGTACATTTGGAAAGTTGCAGATGGCTTCAAACACTCTAGTGTCAACTTTGCTTAGGTTAGTGTTTATCCTAATATTGGTATTAGGTTTTAATTTTTCCAACAGTGTTAAATTTTCTTTCATCAACAAGGGTTCGCCGCCTGCTAGGTACACGTGATTGAGTTGGCCAGCGTGATCATAAATGTAGTTTTTAAAATCCATCAACTGCGGTTGATCAGGAACTGCGGGGCGAATCTTTAGTTCTTCATTCCACTTGCTACTGAATTCTGGACCACAATACACACAGGCAAAATTACACAGGTTGGTCCAGCGAACATCAACCGTGCGCAAATCAAAGCGGCCAACTTGATACGTATCAACTGGAATATTTTTTAATTCACGTATGTAGAACACTCGATCACTAATGTGATCAAATCCTGTTTTACCACGTTCCAAATCATAACAAGTGTGACAAGTTTCCACTGGTTGTTGATCAATAATGTGTTGTTGTCTAGGTTGATTGTTATCAACCAGTATGGATTCAATGCTTTGGTCTTTGATATTACCAAGTGGTCCAGCACTACGAATACAGTTTTTGACCTTGCCGTCAAAGTTGTACATCAGTCCAGTCCAAGGCATAGGACAAAATGTAGGATTGGTCAACATGTCACGGGGCGTCATTTGTAGGCTGGTCCTAAAGAAATTTCTGGCATGGCAAGTCCATTGGCTTTGGCCATTTCTAATGTGGTTATCAGTATCTTGGCCCATACATCAACGTCGGCTGCTGGCGGAACAGTTTTATCAACACTCGTTGCTATGTTACCCGGACGAACTATAGTAATATTCACTCCCAATCTCCGATAATTTATTTGATTAACGGCTTCTTCAAGTGCAATTTTTTGTACACGATAGGCGTCCATGTCCAATCCAGACAGCGGACTTACAGGATCTTGTGTCATCATGGTGCTGATGACCATGATGTGTTTGCCGCTGCCTGCCCAACGCCGAGCCATTTCAAACAACAATTCAGTCTGCGCATAGCCTGCTTGTGCATTGTTTATAAACATATCACAGGGCTCTATCAAATCGGCTATTTTGGGCATGACTCGTATGTTATGACCTGTGCGCCGACTCAGTCTTGTGACTTCGTGACCGCGGCCTTGGTATTCATTGCCTAATGCTTGTCCTATTCCTGCTGTGCCACCTGTGATTGCTATTTTCATGTTAGTAAATGTAATGGTTCGTTATAAAATGTAAAACTTGCAATAATTCTAGGTGCGATTGCATCCGGAGATCTCCGTTCTACGCTGTGCATAATTTGTGAATTCAGTACCATAGGCTGCAAAAAATCTACAACCTCTGCCACTAACTTGTTGTCAACGTACCAACAATTTGCCCATCCTTGAGTATTGATTACCGGAAAGTTTATCTTGGCCACCATTGGTGGCTCATCTATATGCGGCGGAAGACTGTTGTTATCATTCACTATGGTTATGGCCGCATGCCTTGGCAATAGTTTATGTAATCTAAAGAAATCAGCCAATTCAGGTACGTTTGCAAGGACACTCTTGCAATCAATAAAATGCCATCCTGTATCGCAACTGGTTATCAAATCTGTTTGCGTTTCTAAAAAATTATAGATTTTTTTAGAGATAGTTTCAATATCTGTGCATGGAAGTTTTAAATAACATTTCATTTGTAGTAATTCCAAAGTTCAATGTTACGCAACTGATCTTGTTCATATGTCCACAACTGTAGTTCAACTGTGTTGTCTCGATCTTGACCTACTAGAGATTTTAACTCATCTGGTACATCGGCTGTGCGTGTAAAATGATTATTGTACTTGACGTTCAGTACATCTGGCTGTTCTAACAATGCCCAAGAGTGATTGATGTCTTGCTGTTTTGTATATGCTAAAATATTCTTTAGGTCGCCAATGTTTAATGCACTAACTGTGGTCCAGGTGTTTAGTTCTTGGATTCCTATGTTTCTGTATATATCAAGATTGCGTTCAAAGTTTTCCCACTTGATGGGCCATCGAACATAATCATGCACACGTCCAATACCATCCAGGCTCACTGTGACTGTGACGTGTGTGCCACGCTCGACCAGTTGCTGTATTTCAGGAATGACC